GAAGCAAACCGAGTCTCAGGAAAAGCCAGTGCCAGAGGTACAAGAATCCATCAACACTGCGAAGACTTTCTCCTTGGAGAGCATGTTGAGCCAGATATGTTTGATGCAGAGATGTTCAACTCAATCCGACCACTCCTCGACCAAATCGACAACATCCACTGCTTGGAGACTCCACTATGGTCTGACCACTTACAAGTCGCTGGCACAGTTGACTGTATCGCAGAGTTCCAAGGTAAACTGTCTGTCATAGATTTTAAGACATCTAGTAAACCAAAAGATCGTGATGACATTCATAATTACTTCATGCAAACTGCAGCATATGCAGTGGCTTTCGAAGAAAGAACTGGTATCCCTATTGGAAGACTAGTAATTATTATGGCAGTTGATAATGATGACCCAAGATGGTTTATCGAGAAACGAGACAACTGGATTGGTGGCTTTAGAAAACTGCGATTAGATTATAAAAATTTAAAAAACATTTGACTTGTAACTAAATACGATGTATAATAGGAGATCATATGAATTACGAAATTTACATAGATAATAAGTTGTATAAGACTATTACTACTACAGGTGGTTATAGTATTAATGAAATCAACGAAGATCTTAACAAAGATGAAGCTGATGGAAAATTAACTGGCTTTGATTTATCGAAAGGTTTTTCAGTTAAGCCAGTTTAATGATATTGCTGTATGAAGCAAAGAGAAAAGTGTTCTGGACGGGAGTTCGATTCTCCCCACCTCCACCAGAAGTGCATGTGTTAGATGAAAGAAACCATTTTATGGGCTCTAATGGGTGTACTTCTGATGGGGGTGACTAGGTTTCGACAGGGCAACAAGTACACAAGTGGACAGCACGACACAGAGAGTCGTAAAAAGTAAAAAACCGTAAACGCAAACGACGCACAGTTCGCATTAGCAGCCTAAACACTGCTTAGGGTTTCGGATGGTTTCCTCGTAACAGAATAACCATCCACTAATTTTATAACATAAGGATTTACTAATGAATGTTTTGCCATTGAAGACGCAAGTACTGGTCGCAGAAAATAAAAAAGAAGACACAACTGAGTCTGGTATCATTATCGAAGGTACTCGTGGTACTGGTAATACAGCAAAGGCAACTGTTCTTGCAGTTGGTCCAGATGTTACTGATGTTAAAGTTGATGATGTTGTTTTGATAGATTGGGCTAAAGCATCTCCAGTAAAAATTGGTGATGTGCAAAGAGCAATGATTAAAGAAGAGTTTATCATTGCAGTGTTCGACAAATAAAAGGAGATTACATGAAAGCATTAGTTACATTAGTTATGTTGGCATTCGTTTCGATGACATTCGCAGCAGAGCCACCAAAGAAAGAAGAAAAGAAACCAGAAGTTAATTGCGTGACCAAGGACAAAAAAGGTAATTGTCCTACCCCACCAAAAGGCACTAAGCCAACACCAAAGAAAAAAGTTGAAGAGAAGAAATAGTTCTTCCTAAATAATATACACAGTGGGTTGAAGGATCCCAATAAAACCTTCATTACACACAACTCATAACACACAAGGAGATTTAATATGAGTAATATGACCCCGTTCGAGATTCGCCTAGAACTTTTAAAAATGGCGAAAGACATGCTTAACGATGAATACTACGGTAAGCGTGAGGTAATTAGCAACAGCTGGCATGCAAAGTTAGAAGTTGCTAAAATCAATGGTGGAGAGTTACCTGAACATCCAGGATTCCCTTCTTATCCATCAGAAACCGAAATCATTGCAAAGGCTCAGACCCTAAATGGTTTTGTTTCAAATATCCCACTAGATACAAAGACTAGCAAAAAGTCCACCTGATAGGGATTGGATTGCAGGGTTCACACACTCTGCAATCCTTAACTGTTTTAAGGAGATCACTATGCATAAACGAATATACAGTTTAGCAGCAATATTTTTAATAAGTGCAATATTAATACTATGTACAGGTTTTTCAAAAGAAAGAATCATTGGTGTAACTTATACACAGTTAACACCAGAAGCCAAAACACAGGTTGATTGTTTGGCAGAAAACATTTATTATGAAGCAGGTTATGAGCCACGAGATGGACAGATTGCAGTTGCAATGGTCACATTGAATAGGGTGCAAGACCCACAATTCCCAAAAGATATTTGCTCTGTAGTGAAACAAAGGGTAAAATCTACATGTCAGTTCTCTTGGTTCTGTGAGCATAACAAAACAATCCAAAATAACTCAGTATACATGCAAGCACGAGAAGTTGCGTTGATGGTGTATGCTAACTATGAAAAGATGCATGACATGACAAGTGGTGCATTATTCTACCATGCGGATTATGTTAATCCACGATGGAAACTTGAACGAACTGCAGTAATCGGCAGACATATTTTTTATAAACAGAGAGATGGTATTTAATATGATGAACAAACTGAACATTCAACTTAAAGATAGCGGAGACGATTCAGCACACTCGTTTTATCTTCTTATGGAAGAAATATCATTACAGTCTGCAAAGACTTTAGTTGAATGGATCTTTGAAGCAAACTTTACTGAAGAACGACCAGATTTACTCAATCTGATTATCTGTTCTCCAGGTGGTGACTTGAACGCTGCATTTGCAGTTATCGATACTATGAGAGGTTCAGCAATCCCTATTCGCACAATTGGTTTAGGACAAATTGCTTCGGCAGGATTAATGATCTTTCTTGCTGGTGACAAAGGGCATCGTATTCTTACACCGAATACTTCTATACTCTCCCATCAATACACTTGGGGTGCTTTTGGTAAAGAACACGAATTATTCGCAACGGTAAAAGAGTTTGACTTAACGACTAAAAAGATGATCACTCATTATAAAAAGTCTACTGGTCTTGCTGAATCAAAAATCAGAGAGGTATTATTACCACCTCAAGATATTTGGCTCAGTCCTCTTGAAGCCAAAAAATTAGGACTATGCGATGAAGTTAAAGAACTTTCTTAATTATGTAAAATTTTCTGGAATCTGGATAGGATTTGTTTTGAATCCTTACCACTGGGAATTTCGAGTAGAAAAAACTGGACCAACTGATACAGATCCAAACGGATATCTGGCATCTGTTTATTTTGGACCATTTTGGATTAGGGCTGTCTTAGATGATGGATCTTGGTAAATTAAAGGGGATAATTATGAATGATAATGTTTTTGTTAGTTGTGTGACACTTGCAATTGTTACACTTATTTGTTCGGTGACTTTTTTCCAGTATAGTGAGTTGAAGTCTGTTGAACGAAATGTAGAGTCAGCGATTGTAAAAGGAATTGATCCAGTTGCAGTTCGTTGTGCCTATGCAAACGAGAGAGATGTAGTTTGTGTAGCCTATGCAGCATCGCATCAACAAGGGTTTTCCACCTCAAAATCCTCTAAGTAAGTAACTACTTACCTAACCAACCCTCTAGGATACAGGTGTTCTAGGGGGTTGTCTTTAATTCGTAATTAGCGTATAATAACTCTATTATATCGTTGAAAAGGAAGTAAAAATGGGTCTGCTTACTGTTGGTAATCCAAAGTTGTTAAAGGGTCAAAAGAAGGGTTATTTGTCCTCAGTGTTACACTTTGCACCTGCTGATTTATCAGGTAAAGAAGTGTGTGCCAAACGAACAGCTGGATGTACTGCTGCATGTTTGAATACTGCTGGTCGTGGTGGCATCTTCAAAAAGGGTGAGACCACTAATGTGATTCAGCAAGCACGAATTCGTAAGACCAAAGCATTCTTCGAAAATCGTCAAGCATTCCTCAATGAGTTGACTGTTGAGATTATCAAAACAAAAACCAAAGCAGAAAAACAAGGATTGATTCCAGTCTTTCGTTTGAATGGTACTTCAGATCTCGCATGGGAGAAGTATGAAGTTGCAAATGGCAAAAACATTTTCCAGATGTTCCCAGAAGTGCAGTTTTACGACTATACCAAAATCAACAATCGCAAAGTATCACACATTCCTAACTATCACCTGACTTTCTCTAAAGCAGATGGCAACGATATGGATGTTCGTATTGCATTGTCAAATGGCATGAATGTTGCAGCTGTATTTCACAAAGTGCCAGAAACATATCTTGGTCGTCCAGTTATTAATGGCGATGAGACTGATCTTCGTTTCTTAGATCCAAAGGGTGTTATCGTTGGTTTGAAAGCCAAAGGTAAAGCCAAGAAAGATACAACTGGATTCGTGGTGTAATTATGGGAAATGTTCTAGAATTTCGCCCAACTTGTATTAATAAAGGCTGCAAGAAACCTGTTACCTGGAATTATAAAAATGAAGATGGAACACATCGTTGGAAACCCATATGCAGTCATTGTGAAAAAGCACAACAAGGTAGAAAACCATATGCAGTTGGAGTTACTTCATATAGAACTGGTATTTGTGAAAACAAAGATAGTAGACTAGGTTTTAAATGTGCTGTGAACCATAAACTTCTTCCCAAAGATATGCACATAACTGAAATTGATCATAAGAATGGAGACCACACTGATAATCGGCTATCGAATATACAAGAATTGTGTGTCGTATGCCACAAGATTAAAAGTAGACTGTCTGGCGACTTAAATCGTTGGAAAAACTATACTGCTTGACTTGCAACTTTATTTGAGGTATAATTATATTATGCAAATGCTACATACATCACTTGGAAAATCCAAGAAGAAAAAACCGACTATCAAGCAGCGAGAGTTGCAGTCGTCATGGGAAACCATGCTAAAGAAGTATGCCACAAAGACGATTGCTCCTAAAAAGCAATCACTCAGTGATGTATACTCACTTGGTACACCTGCTTGTCGTGAGACACCTAAGATTCCAAGTCTTCCATTCACAGGTGCTCCTTGTGTTAAGAAACCAAACCCTGTTTATACAGGTACTAAGGTTAAAGGTATTGGCACGATGCATAAAAGTAATGCAGTTCCAATTTTTAGTGATGAAGAAGCAGTTGCTATTGCAACGATGAGGAGATAACAATGGCTGAATTTTGTGTTAAGTGTTCTGAAAAAGAAGCAGAGATAGAAATTCTCCGCAATCAACACTATAAAGAAATGCAATGCATGAAAGAAAAGATTGCTAAATTACAGGATGAAAACGATGCACTTATCATGGATGTTGCATTCTATGGTGGCAACATGATTAACTTGTCTTGCAATGACAAATAAGGTATAATATATTATGACGCTGAACGAGAAGTATAGTGACTTACAAGTCCAAAAAATGAAATTAGATAAATTCTTCTCTATGTTCCTTGAGAAGTTTGAACGACAGATGGATCCTGATAAAACTGATACACCTGTCTGGAAACTGTATAAAAATAAACTCAAAGAATATGAAAAGGTAGATCATGAACTTAAAGCAACTCAGTACTGGATTAATAAGGAACGAAATGTTTAAAACTGCAAACGAATTTTCTCTTCACATAGAGCAGATGGTTCGTGATAGCAAATTGAGTTATATGGATGCTGTTCTTGAGTATTGTAAAGAAAACTATCTAGAACCAGAAGATGTATCGAAGTTGATTAACAAGTCTCTGAAAGATAAAATTGAGATGGACTTTCGTGAATTGAACTACTTACCAAAGCAAGCACAACTGGATGTGTAATGGATGGATTTAAGGCATATCGTTATTACCTAGCAATTAAACTTCATTTTACCACTGACAGATTCAATGTTTTTGAGAACAGAGGTAATGTTCGTGGTACTCGTGAAGCATTTAATGCTCGCAATGACAGATACATATTTGAGAAGTTAGCAAGCAAACGACCAGATGATAAAGACATCATCCAGTTCTTTGTAGCGAACTTTGCATATGGTAATGACCAAGCAATTTATGCTGGTCAAGAAGCAGACGATAATTATTTGCAATGGCAGAAACGAAAACAGTCTATGACTAAGATTTTTGTGGATGACTTAGCAACTTTATTAACATATGTTGAAATGAACAAGTTAAAACCCACTGCAATATTTCAGTTTACCGAAAACGAATATCCAGTAGCATTAAACTTATTTGTTGGGGGTAAAATTGCAATAGAAACTCTAAATATTATAAACGACCAGATAGACATACTTGATGAATGGTCAACTCATGCTTCTGTAAAATACATATGGGAAGATGAGTTGCGAAGAATTAAAAAGTTGACTGGGTTCGTAAAATACGATAGAATTAAGATTGGTAAAATCTTCGAGCATTTTAAAGAAGAACTTGCAGAGTGATACAATGGGTAAGACATACAATAAGCAAAAAACTGATAAAGAATTTTCTGGGAAGCGTTCTGGAAAAAGTGGTGGTATGAAAACGCTAAATAGTTATGTTGATGAAGACTATGATTTAAATGATGACTCATTTGACGATGAGATTGAAGTTAGTGATGACATTCAGATTCAACATATACAAAACGATAATACAAATTAATACTTTTAATACAAAGGAAATACGATGGATATTCAATCTCTGCGCAAAATGCGCAACTCTGACTTTGGTGCAATCTCAAACGCATTCGAAAAAGTCGCAAATCCCCAATCCGAACAAAAGTCTTTCACAGACGATCGCTTCTGGCGACTCGAAGGTGATAAGGCTGGCAACGGAACAGCAACAATCCGATTCCTACCTCGTGTAGAAGGTGATGAACTCCCATGGGTTCGTATCTTTTCTCATGGCTTCCAAGGTCCAACTGGAAAATGGTATATCGAAAACTCCCTAACAACTCTTGGTGAAAATGATCCAGTCGGTGAATTGAACACTCAACTTTGGAACTCTGGTTCTGAAGCAAACAAAGAGATTGCTCGTAAACAAAAGCGTCGTCTTTCATTCACTGCTAACATTCTGATTGTATCAGATCCTAAGCATCCTGAGAATGAAGGTAAAGTGTTCTTGTGGAAGTTTGGTAAGAAAATCTTTGATAAGATTATGGACAAGGCTCGTCCAACCTTTGAAGATGAGAAGCCAGTCAATGTGTTCGACTTCTGGGAAGGTGCAAACTTTAAACTTCGTATGCGTAAGAAAGATGGTTACGCAAACTATGATGAGTCTGCATTTATGGAACCACATGCAATTGGTTCTGATGATGAGATCGTTAAGATCGCTTCTGCTCAAGTCAAATTGGCTGAGTTTACAGATCGTAAGAACTTCAAGTCTTATGATGAGTTAAAGAAGAAACTCAATGAGGTTTTATCTGGTGATTCTTTTGCTAGCAAGTCTGCTGCACAGATCGCTGAAGATGAAGATCGTCCAGTAGCACAAGCACCAAAGATTGCTTCTAAACCTGCGCCAGCACCAAAGGCAATGGAAGAAGACGATGACGATGTAATGTCATACTTCGAAAAGATTGCTAAAGAAGATTAATTCTTTAGAATAGAAATTAAAAAGGGATCGTAAAGATCCCTTTTTTTATGTAATCAATCTACTTCTAAGGTATGAAGATACTGAAGGTTCTGTGTTACGAATAGGTGGTCTCGAGATTTGAGTAGTTTTATTCATGACATTGTTTGGAGCATTGACAACAGTATTACTACTTGGAACAGTTTGTGCTCTATTTAAAGCAGTCTCAGCGTTTGTTTTAGATGCATTAGTAACAGTTGATGCATCTGCTGGTTTGACTGTAGAAACTTTATTAGTTTCGCTTGCGGCAACTGGTGTAGCATTTTTAGCGTCACCACTTACAGCTGCAGGTTTAGCTGCATCTCCACCACCCTCAGATTTTGCATCACCTCTAAATGGATACCATGGTCCAATTTTTAATGGTTCTTCTTTAAATGGAATCTTAATTGAAACTCCAGGAATAGAAAAGTCTTTAAAGAATCCGATTACCTTTGATGCCATATCACTAAACATTTTAGTCACTGGAGCAAACGCATTTGCTAATGGATCGATAATATACAATTTAATATTATCAACAATCTTTTGCGGTATACCACCAAGAGATTCGTTTAAAAATGTCCATGCTTTTGACAACGGATCAAATATTAATGCTTTAAAGTCTAATCCTTCGAATGCTTTTTTAAGTGTTTCAATTGGACTAAACAGTGCGTCCATTAACCCTTTAAATAAATCTTGAAATGAGAACGAGTCTAAAAATTTAGCTGCATCTTTAAATCCTACTGCTTCTAAGATCCAAGAAATTCCGTCTTTAATCAGATCAAAGAATGACAAGAATACACCATTAATCAAACCAGTGATACCACCTTTGATTGCACCTAGTATGCCACCAGTGTCATATCCCTCGATAGCACCTTGGATTGTATCCCAGATACCCATAATAATTCCAAGGGGATAGGCAATCTTTGCTACAACTTTACCAACAACTTTAAAAACTTTAGCGAAATTATCAAAGTATGAACCCATACCTGAGAAGAAGTCTTTGACAGCAGTAAAGATTTTTCCAATCACCCCCTCTTTACCAAATCCAGAAAAACTTTCTTTAAGATTAGGTAAGAAATTCGTGAAGGCATCTTGAACAGCAGATATAGTACTCTTTATCTTTTTGCCTATGTCCGATTCTTCAAAGAAAGAAAAATACTTTTTAAACTTCGCCATTGATTCTTCAAAGAATGTAGATATTGATTTACCAATATTACCAATTCTTTCTCTTAAACCTTTGGTAATATCCTCAACAAAGGTTACGATTCGTTTAAACTTTTCTTGGATGTTCGCACCAATTTCATCTAATCCTAGAAACTTTGCGAATCTTTTGAATATATCACCAATACCTTCAGCAGCTTTCATTAGAAGACTACCGAAGAATTTCATAGTTTTAATCTGCGCTGAGAATAAACCAGCTATTGTACCGAGTGCAGCTGCAATAGCAAGACCGAAAGTTTTAATAGTGTCTAACCAAGTCCAACCTTCTTTTTTCTTATCGTCTTTCTTTTCAGTTTTGCCACCACCCATACCACGAGTGTTTTCTTCAATTTTAAGCAACAATCCAGTCTGAGCATCTCTTGCTCTATTACCTTCAATTTCGTTTTCTAAACCTTTGCCATCGCCACCACCAGCAGATGGTATACTACTAATCGCTCTAGTATTAAATTGAACAGCAGTTACTAACTTTCTTATACCAGATGTTAAATCTTGTAAAGAACCAATTAGTTCCTGCGCCAAGTTACCCATTCCACCAGCTGCACCTGAGCCACCTCCGCCACCAGAGGATCCTATTGGTCTACTGCCTGATTCAGCCAGCTGATTAGATTGTTTTTGAAGTACGAGTTCCATTTATTTGCTCTCTAGTCGTTTCTTTTCTTCTTCTAAGTATTCTTTTAACATAAAGACATAGACCTCTCGCTCGAACGGCAACATGTTATCAATATCTGATAGAGCATATTTGTGGTACTGCATCAAGGCAAAATTCATTTTATAATGATTCACCAAGCTGTCATGACAAAGGTTTATTAAAAAAAACTTTGCATTCCCTCCAACAGGATGGTATGCGCTTTGTTACAAACAGGACAATTATAATTAACAGTGTGTGTTAGTTTCGGCATAGTATCAAAGAAACTTTGTATTTTACCAAACTGTTCAGAAGTCAAGTTGTTAATAAAATCCATGAGTTCTTGTTCAGTTTGATCTTTTGCATGATACACTGCATCTGCATCATAAATGTAGTCAATTGATGAAGCCACTAATTTAAATGTATCATCAGCTGTTACTTCACCACCTTGTAGTTTTTTAACATCATCAATATTAGGATACTTCATAACTACACCGACAGTGCCGAACAACTCAATCTTGTTAGTATGTCCTTCTTTTTCTTGTACAGTCAACTGCGACAGATCTATCGTATGTTGAATCTTAGCCTTTGCATTATCTTCTCCGTGATCTTCATCACAGGATAATACGATATCTACAGTTTCACCAACAGACTTAGATCTTAGCTGAGTAAAAATGTATTCGATATCAAAGATTGCCAGTTTATTAATTTCAATAGGTTCTGTGACGCATGATTTAATAACTTCTTTTAAACTATCAATCATAATTCTTTGATCATCACTTTGCTGTGCTATCAACAAAGTTTTTTGATCTTTAACTAAAAATGGTCTATATGTAATAGACTTCTTAGTTGACGGAATCACCAAGTTATAAATTGGTGTACTATTCATTGGTAAAGCCATAATTATTCTCCTTTAGACATATTCTTAATTAATTTATTCAACTCAGCAGTGCTACCTGTAAAGATAACATTGTTATTCGTCACTTCTTTTCTGGATCCCTCTTTAGGTGTATCCAGTTTTTGCTTCTGTTGATGTAGATCTAATAACTGTTGGTTTATATCAGCCAACTGTTTCATTAAATTTCCAACAACTTCAAATGCTCTTGGATGCTCAGACTGCATAGCCACATCAAGTGACTTCTGTAGTGCTTCCTGCCCTTGCTGGAGTAAAATGCGAAGATTACCTCGAGTGACATCGAAGTCGTCTTGAATTTTATTTGTAGAGTCGTTAATAACTTCTCCAGTCTTTGTTATCACTTCAGTATTGCCCATTGGTTGTATACCAAACTCGGCAGATAATGTTTCATCAATCTTCATTCGCAATCCTTAATGATGTATTTATTAGAACTTCAATAATCCTGGAAGTTTAGTTACTCCATACGATAGAACAGAACCAGTAACAAAGTTACCTGCAGTACTACCCAATGTTCTATTCAATGTTTCTTGGAATCCTGTAAAATTCTTAGTCATTTTATCAATGAAACTGGTAGGAATCTTTTGATCGTCTGCCAATTGTGATATTGGAGTTGCCTTCCAGTATTTGTATTGCATATTAACAGTTAGTTTCATAACATCTTTAGAAGCATTATCTAGCGCAACTGCATTTAGATTTTTTGGATATGCTTCAAATAGTTCAACTTGATATCTTGTTTTATCATTAATATCTTGAACTTCAATAGTAAATTTGGATGCAATATAAGTGTTGTAATAACTATAAGTTCGTGTATCAGGATTAGAAATCAAACTCATCCAATCATCAAACAATTTCTTTACTTGCATATCATTATCAACATAAAAAGTTAGATTTATTGGTTCGTATAGTTTTTCATAAGGCACTTCACGAAATTCACCGAATGTTCTGTTCTGAACAGTAGAATAGTTTATTCCTGGAAGTTGAACTGTGTCACAGAACAACAAAATCTTTCTTAAATTACCTGGATTTATTCCAGCTGGTGGAGTAAATTCTACACCAAATCTATTAGAACGAGCTAATGCTCCAGTTTTAACTTCAGCTATAAACTGGTTAATTTTATTTGGTTTAGCATCTTTTCGTGCAGTGTCTTTAGTGAGGAATGGTAAGTTAAGTGCCATTTTAAGCCCTTCTTATTTTTCTGATCGAATCCGACCATATTTCTTGTTTAGATGCACCAACAAATCGTTCAACTGGAAGCAACATAGCAGTCGCCCAATCATCGGCATCAATTTGTCTAAATTGTGTTCTTACATGACCAGTTAAATACTGTTTAACGCATGGTTGTGCAGCAGCAAATCGAGAAACTCCATCTATAACCTGCCATGAATACTTTAGTCTAGTTGTTTCATCCATACGATTATTAGATTTAAATACTAACAAAGAATCTAGGAGTCTAATCCTTAGATGATACGGAAGGTAATGCATATTCAACCCCATGAATCCATCTGGAGTTCTACTAAATGGAAATACCAAAGGAAATCTATCATAGTAAGGTAACTCTTTTTTACCTTTAGGATCATAGCCATACATGTATAGTCTTCCAGGCATAATTCTAGTGACTAATTGATCTGTATTACCATTTAACACTTTCGCTGGAGTGAGTTGTTGCTTAGTCAGCAGAGTGACTTGTTGTTCGAACCATCCTTTAGACTTTCTAACGCTTGTAGCCAAGTCATATTTGTTTCGTTCGAATACATCGAGCATTGGTGATTTTTGAGCCATACTCTTATTTAGGTGCTAGACCCAACTCGTGTTCTGTTATAATTTTAAACTCCCATCCTCGATCTTTGGCAAACTCGCTTGCTGCTTCCCATTTTGCTTGGTTTTTCATAAATGATAGAGACTCTTGTAAATATCTCTGGGTTCTCTTTCCAGGATAAATAGGTGGTTGGGTTTGTATTTTTGGTTTGACTTCAACCAGATAGGTTTTACCTGTAGATACAGTAATCTTAAAATCCACAAAATAACGATGAATACGATTATCTGTTGGACATTTGTATGGTATAATAGTTTCCTCAGAACTCCACTTTAATACGCTAGGGTTTTTATCACACCATGCAGCGAATCGTGTTTCCCAGCTGGATCTCATAATAATGTTTGAAGGATCCCCTGTATATTTTTCTGGGAATATAGGAATATACTTTCTTTTGTGGAACATAAATAACTAATTAGGATAACAACAACCATATTTAGGGTTAAAACAATAAATGGCAATCCTCTCCGATCTTAGAAACCAAGCATCTTCAGCTGTACAAGCTGTTAGAGATAAAGCAACATCACTTAGTGCTCCTCCTTATATGGGTAGTACTAGAGGAGCAGAACTGCATAAAGGAAATGCTGAGTCGTCTCCTTATGAAGTGAAGCAACATATGTATCCAAGCGATTTATTGTCAGATAATGGTACACAGTACGGTGGAAACTATGTTATATTCTATATTAATATTGCTGTTGATTCTAAACTAGCAAAATCATTAACTGCAGATAATTTTGTAGAAAATATTACTCCAAGAGATCGTGGAGATCTGATTGCTCAAAATTTAACAACTGGAAAACTACTTGCAGCACAGACTGGATTAATCGCTGGCGGTGCTGTTCTTGGAGAAGCATTGGGTGTCGGTAAAGTTGCTGGAACTGCAGCTGTGCTAGCTGAAGTTGGTGCAGTAACGACAACAACAATGGCTGCATCAGCATCTCGTGCTCAGAAAAGATTAAAGACTGCGATTGCCATGCATGTACCAAATCAATTACAGATTAGATATGGTATGCAGTGGGGCGACGAGGATACAGGTGCTCTTCAAATGGCAACTACTGCTTCTGAAGAATTATTAGCTGCAGTTTCAGCGGGATCTGCCAAAGGATTAGCAGAACCAGCACAAGCTATCATTACAAATTTGGCATTATCAAAAGGTCCAAATGCAGCAGGATTATCCGCTGCAACAGGTATGGCATCAAATCCTAAAAAGGAACAAATATTTAAGGGAGTTGATTTTAGATCGTTTAGTTTTGATTATCAATTTTTCCCAAGAAGCGCAGAAGAAGCTGCTAATGTTTTAAACATTATTAAAACATTTAAGTATCATATGCATCCTGAGTTTAAAGATAATAATAATTTTATTTACATTTATCCATCTGAGTTTGATATCTTTTACTATAACAATGGAATAGAAAATCAGAATATTCATCGTCATACATCTTGCGTATTAAAAGAGATGTCAGTCAACTATACACCTAATGGTGCATTTACTACATTTGCAAATGGTATGCCGACACAGATTAATGTCACT